AAAAGAGAGATAACGATGGCTGTCATTTCATTTCCAACTTCAATCTTCGGCGTGCATATTCCCGGCATGTCTAAGGCCGGAGGTCCTTTGGGTGCGCTTTTTGGTGATCCTTTTGGTTTGGATGTGCTGAGATATCCCGATGACTTGGGTAGTGGTACAAGAGCTCATTATATTACCTTTAGAATTTATGATATAGTGCCTTTTGAATTGGCCACAGACAGTAGTTGGAGCTTCTCTGATTTGAATGCCGGTAAATTCGGAAATATTGGAGTCGCTGCAACCGAATCTACTCCTGCTATTGCACCAAGTGGTTTTTTAGGTACAGTACAATCTTATGGCAAAAATATCAATGTATCCTCTCTGAATCCTAGATTAGTTCAAGAATTTGCAGAGATATCATTATATATTCCCGATTCGGTTCAATTTGATTATCAAGCCAGTTATGGTGAAATAATTCTTAATCCTTTGGCCGAAGGTAATGCTTTATCAAAATTGCCAGGCATCATTGGCGGTGGTGTTGGAAAAACACTTTCTGGTATAGCTTCTAATGATGTAAGTAAATTATTTTTAAAATCACAAGGAATAGCAATCAATCCAAACCAACAAGTAATATTTGATGGCATACCCCTAAGAACATTTTCTTTTGAATTTATTTTTATGCCAAAATCAAAAAAAGAAACAACATCTGTCAAAAATATCATTAAAGCTTTCAAAATGTATTCACGTCCAAGAACTATGGAAGGATCTTATGGCATGGCTTTTACTCCGCCATCAATTTTCCAAATCGACTTTAGATTCTTAGACGGAAGAAATACGTATGTTAATAAAGTTGCAGATTCTGTGGTAACAAATGTTGAGATTGATTATGCACCAAATGGATGGTCAACACACCAAGATGGTTCACCTGTAAATATTAAAATGAAAGTAGATTTTAAAGAATTGTCACTTATTGATAGGGATGGTCAAACTGGTGTTGAAAACGGATATTAAAGATGAAATATTTTAATGCACTACCAAAAATAATTGTAACCGAAAATGGTAATTCAACCATAAGGACAAATTTATTAGCTAGGTCTAGTATTATTCCTGGTTTATTTTCAAACCCAATGGTATTTTATAATTATGACATACAAGAAGGTGATACTCCAGAAATTATAGCTCACAAATATTATGGTGATGTATATCGTTATTGGTTGGTATTATTTGCAAATAAAATCATTAATCCACAATGGGACTGGCCATTGTCTCAGAGTGTAATGTCTGATTATTTGGCCAAAAAATATCCAAATATTGACATTTTTGCTACGGTGGATCATTATGAAAAAATAATTACAACTACTGACAAATTTACAAATACTAATACGGTTGACACCGTTTCAATTAGTGAAAATGAATATGACAATTTTGCACCAGTAACCAAATCATATCAAACAAGTACTATTGATTGTGTTATTTCAGAAAAGGTCCGATTAGTTAATATATACACAATGGAAAATGAAAAAAATGAAGCCAAACGCAATATTAATCTTATAAACGCTGGTTATGTGTCGCAAATTGAAATTGAAATTACTAAATTATTTAAACAATAAAAAATGGCCACAGTAAATTTTGATACAGTAGAAGATTCGAAAGGTGTATATTACTCTGAAAATTATCACTTAGAGGAAATTAGACTTTTTGCGACAAATGGTGAAAGTATTGATTTGCGTAAAATATTACGTGAATTATCGATAAATGAAGATATTTTTAGTTTTTCTGTGTCTGGTTATGTAAAAGTTGAAGATGCTCTTGGTTTAATAGAAGCATTTAAGTTAGCTGGTAATGAGTACATACGAATTGTTTATGGGAAATCTGCTGATGATCCAGACAAACACGAAAAAACATACAAAGTTTACAAATTAGCAGACCGAAATAATTCTGGCAACTTTATGTCAGAGTATTATACATTATATTTTTGTTCGGATGAATTGACGCTCTCAGAACAAACAAAAATTAGTAAATCTTATATGGGATATCAAGTAAATGATATCATATATGATATTTTGACGGAACAATTAGAAATACCAACAGAAAGAATTTCCACAATAGAAGACACAATTGGGACATATGATTTTGTTGTACCTAGATTGAAACCATTTGAAGCAATAAGTTGGTTATCTAATTATGCAAGACCGGCCGAAGGTATAGGTGCTGACATGTTGTTCTTTGAAACAAAAAATGGATATAATTTTAGGTCTTTACAGTCTATGTTTAAAGACACAACCTATAGAGATTTTAAATATGAACGAAAAAATCTAAATGATGTAGAACAACCATTAGAAGAAAAGATGAAAGTTATTATATCTTTTGAATTTCCAAAAGCTTATGATGTATTACAAGGAATTAATTCTGGTGCGTTTGCCAATAAATTGATATCCCTAGACCCAATACAAAGAAAGAAAACACAAACTACTTTTAATTATAATAAGTATAATGCTGATACGGATACAACTTCTCTAAATGGTAATTCAATAATAAACAATTTAAAAAATAGATTTGGTAAAGAATTATATACTGGTTATGATGGTTCATTGAAGTTGGCCACAGGAAATTCGAACCAAGAAAAAAATGAATATCTTTCGGATACGAATTCCGATACTAAAGACATTTATGTTGAAACCTTTATTCCAAACAGAACAGCACAAATTGCATTATCTATGTTAACAACCATAAAAATTGTTGTACCTGGTTTTCCTGGTCTTATGGTTGGCCAAGTTGTGGAGATATCTCTTCCGTCCATACAAAACAATGGCGAATTAGATATTAATTATTCGGGTAAGTATTTGGTTACAGCTGCAAGACATATTATTCAACCATCAATTAGTACATATCAAACTATATTGGAATTAGCAAAAGATAGTGGAACAGAAAGTGCAACATATGTTGATAATAATAATGATTCCAATTTGCAAAAATTGGTAGATGGAATGAAAGAGGTGTGGATATAATGGAAAACTTTTTAGGTAAAGATGGTTTTATTTGGTGGATGGGTATTGTAGAAAATAGAATAGATACGATGGGTCTTGGTCGTTGTCAATGTAGAATCTTTGGATGGCATACTGATAATATAGAACTATTGCCAACAGAAGATTTACCGTGGGCTATTCCACTGTTACCCATAAATAATTCAAATACATTTTCACCACCAAGAATTGGTGATTGGGTCGTTGGATTTTTTACTGATGGTTTATCTGGACAATCACCGGTGATGATGGGCGTTTTACCTGGATTACAAAATGATCCGGCAGATACAGATAATTCTGAGTTAGAGGAGGCTTAAATGAGTCACGAATTATATAAATTGCATTTAATGGCACACGAAATTGAAGTAATGAACGCACATCTACAGGCGGAATTAATAACACAAGAAGAATATGATGAAAGAATGAAACAATTTCATTGCCATGATGAAATTTGTGTTGACGAACAACATGAAGAATGTGCTTCACACTATCGTGACATTATAAATTTAAACCTCAATGCATCAGGAATAAAATGAACGATGAACCATATCCAGAGTTAGCTCCAGCGGCAGCTGATGGTAAAGAATCTAACTCACCTAAACCAAAGGAAAAAGGTGATTCTCGCATAAAAGGAACTCCTACTACACCACGTGCAGCCAGAGGTGTGATGAAAGATACAACTATTGACAAAATGAGTAATAGACTTGCTCATCATTGTGATTTTGGTATCAATCTTTCAAGAAGAATTGGACTTAAAAAATATATTAAAGCAATGTTGACAGCAGTTAGAGAAGCTGTTCGTGCAATTAAAAGGTTTTTAGGACTTGGTGATCCATCAGGAGTTATTTCCACAATTATCAATAAAGTTAAAGCAATCGTACAAGAAATTAAATACTATGTTAATACCTATATTAAACCAATTGCAAAATTTTTAATTAAAGTTATTAAATTTATTGGTTATATTAAAGCGGTTATTGCTTGGATTCTTGGTTTACCCGCACGTTTTCTAAAATATTTACGTGAATGTTTAACTGCTCTTATTTCTGCAATTGGAAAAGTTTTTATTGACACTTTGTTTGAAAGTGATGGTCCCGATAGTGGAATTGGAAAAGACATAAAAGAGATTATGAATGATGGTAAAGAAATTATTAAAACAATAACAACAACAGTTGCCTTAGCCGGTAAGACAGTTGCAGAAATACAATCGTTAGGAGCTCTTACAAGCACCAAGTTAAATAAATCTGCAAGTTCAGTGTCTGGCGCAGCATCTTTAACAACATCACAAAGCACATTGACTCAATCAGTTACTGCTGATACCGCAAATACTGCATCAGTGACGATTAAATCAATTGCAAGTTCGATGCCTACAACCGCCAATATAGCAAATACAGTTTCAACATCAACATCAATGGCTTCGATTTCCTCATCCGCTAACAGATCAATGGTATAAAAATGGCAAACGAATCCGACATCAATTCACCTCCAGCGGAAGCTCCTGGTTTATGGACAGAACCTGAAGGTCCAACAGTAGATAATCCACCACTTTTTCCTTATAACCATGTAACACAAACTGAATCTGGTCATTCATTTGAAATGGATGACACTCCTGGAGCTGAACGTATTCGTTTGCAACATAGAATTGGTTCATTCATGGAGTTTAATGCTCTGGGTGACAATACCATTAAAATTCTAGGAAATGGTTATGAAATTATTGCAGGTAACAAAAACGTTGAAGTAACCGGACATTGCAATATTACAGTTAAAGGTGATTGTAACTTAGATGTTACTGGTGATTTCAACCATCAAGTTCTTGGTGATTATAATCTTTATGTAAAAGGTGAATACAATCTTAGAGCTAGTGGTGAGATATGGGTTAATGGTGATGACGATGTTATTATTTCAGCCAATGAAACTTTTGGTGGTTCAGTAAGAATTAATGCATCTGATAATGTGTACGTTGGTGCGGATCTAGATGTTGGTGGTTCTATTTCTTGTGACACGATTACCGCTGAATCACGTGTTAATGCAGGCATGGGAGTTGTCGCAGGACCTTATGGATTCACTTCCGCATTAGGTGGTCTGAGTCTTGGTTATCCAACACCACTAACACCTGTAGCTACACCAGGATCAATCACCTGTATAGGTAGCATTTTTGCAATGTTACCAATTAGCACATTGATGTCTGTTAATGCGGTGATGTCCGTTAATGCATTACTTTCGGTTAATTCACCACTAGGAAATTTTCCTGTGATGGTGGACACCGGTCTTATGAACGCAGTTTGGATGACAGATGAAGTAAACACAGGTATTTTTAATGCACACGCTCATATTGGAAATAAAGGTTTTCCAACTAGTTCAACTTTATTACCAATGATTTGAGGAAAATATTATGGCTTTAATTAATAATGCATCAGGCGTATACGCAACATTAGGTTTCAATTTTAATGATCCAAATGGAACAGTTCAAGAATTTTCTGCAAATACACAAGCAAATTTACAACAATTTCCTCAAATTATCAATGAGTGGCAAGCAACAGACTTAAAAAATAATGATGTTGGTGGTTATTACCAAAATCCGGTCGTTGCATATCTTAATACAATTTTATCAACATCAAATACAATTATTCAGAAAATTGGTGTTGCAATGACCTCGGCCGGTACGAATGTTATGACTGAAGAACCATTGCCGCCGTCTTATTTTGGACCAAGCTTGATTGGTATTAAAACCGCAGCGAATAATATAACAATTGCTGCAAATAATATGATTTTCCACACAGATAAAGTTTCTGGTGTAACTCCAATGGAAGGTCAGGAAGATACACACATCAATCCTTACTATAAAACCTTAACGGCTTATGGTAAACAAGCCATCTACATCACAAATCAAACTGATGGTATTGTGGACAACTCTCCAATTTTAGGTTCATTGACCAGCCTTCTGGTTGTACCACAATTTAAGGATTATGCAAGTAATGTTACCTCAATATTGACTAAGGTGAATACGATTATTGCAGCTAATAGTGATCCAACAGGCGCAATCACAGGAATAACATCAAAATTAAATGAACTAAATGCATTTATGATTGAAAGACAAGGACATGATATTGCATTTTTCACAAATGTTAAGAGCATGGTGAATAGATTTAATGAAATGAGAAGTTTTTCCAGTTCCGGAGAGACTGAAAAATATTTGTTAAATGAAGTGTTAGGTACCGATAAGATAAAGTCTAGAATAAACTCATAAATAGAAAATGGCAGATACTCTTAAAAAAATATACTCAGACATAGATTTCACCTTCACCAAGAGACCGGTGATAGGTGATATTGCCATTAGTTACGATTCTCAAGCGGTAGTTCGTTCAATACGAAACCTCTTATTGACAAAACATTATGAGAAATTATTCAATCCAGCAATTGGTTCGAATTTGGATATGTTATTATTTGATAATTCAACGCCTTTAACTGCGTCTAGTATTGAAAATGAAATTAAGAATGTAATTGGTAATTTTGAAAGAAGAGCTAATTTAAATTATGTTTCTGTTAAGGCAATGCCTGATGACCATGCATATGAAGTTTCTATATCATTTTATATTGAAAATGCAACAACTCCAACAACAGTAAACCTTATATTAGAGAGAAACAGATAACATGGCAGGCCTAAATTCAAATATCCAAATTACAGATTTGGATTTCAATAATATAAAAAATAATTTAAAGACTTTTTTGAAGTCTCAAGATACACTAAAAGATTACAACTATGAAGGTGCCGCACTTTCTACTTTGTTGGATGTTCTTGCATACAATACACAATACAATGCTTTTTACTTGAATATGGTTGCAAATGAGATGTTTTTGGACTCTGCGGTGCAAAGAGGTTCTGTTGTTTCACATGCAAAATTATTAAATTATACACCAAAATCTGAAACTGCAGCTACGGCAAAAATCAATTTAAAGATTAATGGTGTTGTAGATACAGCATTAACTTTACCTGCATATACAACATTTTTATCTGAAGCGATTGATGGTATCAATTATAGGTTTGTTACAATAGATTCACGTACCGTTCCCGTAAGTAATAATACTGCAATGTTCTCGGATGTTTATCTTAAACAGGGAACACCAGTCACAGTAAACTATACCGTTCAAGATTCGGTAGAAAATCCAAATTTTGTCATTAGAATACCTGATGATGGTATTGATACAACAACAATTAAAGTTACTATTAGAACATCCAGTTCAAATAGCTCTTCAGAAGTTTTTACTGAAGCAAAAAATTATTTGGAACTATCTGGTGCATCAAAAGTTTTCTTCTTAGAAGAAGGAACAGATCAAAAATATCGAATTACTTTTGGTGACGGTATTCTAGGTAAAAAATTATTTAATGGAAACGTTGTTGTAATTCAATATATTGTTACAAAAGGTGTTGCTGGGGCTGGAGCTAATAGTTTTGTGTTGATGAATTCTGTTAATGGATATTCCAACAACGTTGTGTATCCTATCAATTCAGCAACTACTGGCGGTAGCAAAGAAACCATAGATTCTATTAAATTCCAAGCACCCAAATCTTATGCAGCTCAAGGGCGGGCAGTAACAACAGAAGATTACATTACTGCAATTCAACAAAACAAACTAGGTTTTTCATTTGATGCGGTGAATGTATGGGGCGGTGAAGAAAACATTCCGCCCGTATATGGCCAAGTATTTGTATCAATGAAACCGACCGGTTCATTAATTTTAACTGATATACAAAAAAGTCGAATCGTTAAAGAATTGATTCGTCCAATATCAATGATAACGGTGTCGCCAACAATTGTTGATCCAGATTACACATTCTTAAAGATTACCGCAAATGTTGTAATAAATTCTAAGAAAACAACATTGTCATTCAATCAGATTAAAGATAAAATTGCCACAGCAATTCAATCATTTTCCACTAAAACATTAAACACATTCAATTCAATATTTTCTTTGGCTGATTTGATTGTAACCATCCAAAATTCAGACCCATCTATCGTTTCTAATGAGGTGAATGTTGCAATACAGAAAAAGTTTATACCAACTCTAAATAATTCACAGACATATAAATTATATTGCGGCACACCATTGCAAAAAGGTGTATACTTGAGTGGTATTACTAGTTCACCTAGTATGCAATTCTTTGACCTGGTATCCGGAACAACAATTGTTCCTGGAGTTTATATACAAGAATTGCCATCAATTGTTGCTGGTGTGGAATCAATTACAATATCCAATCCAGGTTTTGGCTATCAATATCCACCACTAATAAATATTGTTGGTGATGGTATTGGTGCAACGGCACAAGCAATTATTAATTCGGTTGGTTCGATTACAGCAATCAATATTTTAAATCCAGGAACAAACTATAGTTCTGCTGTTGCAATAATTACTCCTGTCGCAAACGACACAACAGGTAAACTTGGTGCTGTAACAGTTAATTTGTCTGGTGCAATTGGTAAACTTCAAAGTTATTATTTCAATCAAGATAAAGCAAAAACTATTTTGAATCCTAATTTGGGAACAGTTGATTATACAAATGGTCTTATAACACTAAACGATTTCAATCCAATTCAAATTGATAATCCTTTGGGGCAATTAACTATAACTGCAACACCAAAGTCAAGTATTATTTCCTCATCATACAACCGAGTGATAACAATTGATCCTTACGATCCAGGTGCAATAACCGTCAACCTTACAGTTCAGCAATGATACCAAATACACAAAAAACATCATTACTTGTACCGTATCAATTACCTCAATTCGTAAGAGAAAATCCCGAATATAGTAATTTTCAGGTATTTCTTCAGGCCTACTATGAATGGCTTGAGTTAGCCAACACCGCCAATTCAGCAGTTACTGAAGCTGTTAGTACCGGTCAAGGTGCTAATTTTGGTTCTTCAAATCTTTTACAGTATAGGGATATTGACACAACAATTGATGCGTTCATTGATTACTATGTAAATGATTTTTTACCATATTTTCCAAAAGAATCATTAGTCAATCAACAAAAAGCTGTTAAATTTGCAAAACAGCTCTATCAATCAAAAGGCACGCCAGCATCCTATCAATTTTTGTTTCGTGTTTTATATAATTCTGATTTTGAATATTACAAAACAAGTGATACAATTCTACGGGCATC